TAAAGTATTGCGGACTCTTTCCTGACTTTACGATTTCTTTTACGATTTCTTTTTTGGATAGTTTGAATGACATTATTTTTTAAACTAAGGTGCATACTTTAAAAATTCTAGAATAAATTCCAAAGGATCCTTCTTTTTTGACGCTAGTGTAAAAGCAACAATAATTTTATTGTAATCTGATTTTGTAGTAATTCTTTTTCTTCTGAGGGCGGTCTTGAAGCCTTCTATTCTTGCGGGATTTTGACCTAATTCATACGGTTCTTCTAAAACTTTCAGTAATTCTTTGTACCCTCTTAAATCTTCATCAGGGGTATCATCTAAAAGACCACGAGTCTTTATAGGAAAGGTAAACGATGCAGCTTCTGCCACAGCGTAAATTTGATCAGTCTCTTGTTCCACAGGCTCTTCATAATCTTGAAATCCTGCTCTTGGAGCTGCAAGTTCGCTAGAGGTATCACCCATCATTCTACTCAAATAAATTTTTGGATTAGGGCTTTTTTCAATATCCGTGGCACTATGAGACAGCCATTGTGTTATATCTTTTAAATTTCTTTTTTGGTCACTATGTTTTTTTAAGAAGCCGGCTTTACCATCTGGCTTCATTAATCTCTGAGAGTTAGCCAAAAGTGCATCTCCAAGTTTTTTTGTTGCTGATTTAATAGCGTCTTCTCCCTCTGCGTTTTGCAAATCTTTTACCGCCCTAACAATGTCTGGGTGGTCCATACCAGCTTTTTTAGCATCTGCTGACATCATTTTTTCTTCTAGGAACAGACTTAATTCTTCTTTAACAATATTTTCTAGTTGCCTTTTTGATAGCTTCACTTTAATTATCCCCTTTCTTCCTTTTGTCATTTTGTGGTCTTTTATCTGAAAATTGTTCTAAAAATTTTCTAGTAATTGATCTGTTGTCTTCAACCGCAGGATCCATAATCGGCTCTTCTTTTGCGCCACTTATTTTATAGTGCTGGTAGGCCTGAACAAAAGAACGAACACGGGAAGTAGACTGCACTAGAATTTTTGGCTCACCTTCTGCCGTAAGTGTTACAGAGTTACCAGTTACAGCCTTATATTCTTTTTGCAAAAACTTTTTAACTTGATTTAACATTCTTTGCATCTCTTGTTCAAATCCTCCACCATGTACTTCTTTAAGTCTTATATCAGATTGATAATTGATACAAATTTTATTTCCATAAAATTTTACAGAAAATCCATCATTAACTCGGCTATCCATAATCGGACAACCCTCTTCTCTTTTAAGTCCAACTTTACGAGCTTGCCCGTCTAGACTGAACCTTTCATCATGAACACCATCATAGGCGTTTGCTGCGGCTTGTGATAATCCTTGTATAATTTCTAACATTTATTTGGTCTCCATCCATTTTTCCAACGTTCTTCTCGGCCCTCAACCCATTGTATATAACATTTAAAACAACAATCAAATTTAGACATATATACATCGTCATTTGACTTAAATGAATAAACATTGCAGACAGGACAAGAACGTTTAGAATTCTTCGTAATTAGTTTCTTTGGCATAAAAACTCCGTTTATCTCTTCTTCTTCATCCATATCAGAATCTTCATGTTTGTAAAAAGACTTTAAGTCTTCTAAATACTGTTTTTCTTTTTCGTCATTCCATCCTTTTTTTGGATGCTGGATTG